GCGATAAGCGTTGCGCCATTCGTTAGTTTCAATTCGGTTTTCATTGTGGCAACCCTTTCAGCATCTGGAACACGTCCGCACGGTCTTTTAGATAGCCCATCAATTCGGGGTCGCTGAAGTCGCTTTCGTTAAAAGCTGACATTTCGATATCGTTTTTCAGTACGGTAACCAACATCGACGCCTGTGCCTCTGTTAGCTCAATTTCGTGGGGAATTCTTTTTGTGTTGTAAGTTTTCATTTTGTTATCTTTCATTCACCTGCGGAATTGCATGGTTAGACCTACCGTTCCCGATAGGTCCGCGATGCAATCTCAAGCGAAGTGAGTAGCGCCAGCACCATGCGCAACGATGGCGATAGACTTAGCGGCGATGGACGATCCAACACACAACTTGCAATCGATACAGGTGACACGCTGCCCAGCCTCTTTTGACGCGGGACAACTGATTTCTTTACCGCGCACAATGTCGGATAGTGACGATACAACACGGAATGTACGCTCGCCGCGTGACCATGCCGCGTGCGCCTGTTCAACATTATCCGTGCTTATCATGTAAATATCTGGACGCTGTTCAGCGGTAGCGTGACCCGATTGGTGGCTGTATGCTGTGTGACCTTCTGCGTCACTGATTAGGCTATCCCAAATGTAGCTAGGAACGGCCGCAGGGTCGCCATAAGTGCCAAGGCGCACCATTTTACCACTACCAAGCGCCGCAATGTCGTCGTGACCTGTTGCGGTTGGATAGACGCCGCGCTCAATAGACTTGTGAACAATGGTTGGACCTTGACCAAGCACAACATAGCACGAGCGTTTGATTGCTTGTTTCTTGGTTGGATCATCCGTTGCAATGCCGCGATGCGGACAGTTGCCGCAAATAGAATAATCAGCGCCACACTTGCTAGCATCTGTTGGCTTCATGCCGTCCACCATGATGTACGTTTGAACCATTGTGCCTGTCTTTTTGTTGCGCTTTGAATAGGTCGCAACGACCACAATAGGTGTGTTGTCGATAAGTGAAGGGCCACGATAGATGATTGCTGAGTTTGTCATTTTGTATTCCATTCGTTAAGTTGTCTTGGGTTCAGTTGTCTTGCGTTCTGATAACTCTACTGGATAATTAGGCCGAAAAAGACCACGCGATCATTAGGAACACATAACCCCCGACGAATATGCTAGCTGCCCCAATTATGTCTTGGATGATCCATGTAATCTTTTGACGGGCTGTTATGGTTTTCATCTTGGTAACTCCTAATGTGTTTTCAGTTATTCAGCGCTGTTAATACTAATTAAGCACCTAACAACGATCCACTGAAGTACAAGGGTAGGCGTTGCTATTAGTTAAATAAAAAAACAGTGGTGCGCGTCTGTGTGCTGATTTTGAATTAAAACAGCCCAAAACAGCAAAATACTGAGCATTCTCGTCGCTTTCGTTGCGCGCCTCTTATCGTAACACATGCCACCACGCCCTAAGACGCTATAAAAACAAGGCGGTTGAGCGATTTGGGGGGCATAGTGTGCCCGATAGTGTGCCCGATAGATCGACCAAGACAGGCAGAAAAACGAAAGTCTGTTTTTGTCTAAGCGAGAAGGGGGGGCCGAGGGGGTCAGCGATTGCGCGCGGGGGGACACATCCCCTCACGAATCTTTAGCAACTTTTGAATCCCCTTCGACCCCCATAGATCAGGTGTTAGGACCGTATGATCCCCAGCTTAACTCGTAGTGCGGCCCGTCCGAAAAGCTTTTCCAATCGCCACCCCAGACCAGATCGATGTCTAGCTCTTTGGATGCCTTATCGAACGCTTTGTTGATCTCTGTGTAGAGCGGCCACTCCCACCGGGCAGACCCCCCGATATACGCATAGACATCCACAGCGTGGCCCGTCAGGTGACGTGAGTTCATCGTGGTTGATGCACCCCGCTTAAAGTATTCTTCCTGCGTCTCTAGGCTTCGTATGCCCTCTGAGATGCCAAAGTCGATTGTGCTATACTTGAGGGCCAGTTCAGTTAGTTTCTGAAGGTCGGGATGCACTGTAGCTAGACGCTCCTTAGAGCGACTTCCAAAATTAAACATATATATATTATCCTAATTGATTAATGACGTGTAGATGACCAGACTTCCGTGCGGTGTCCGTCACGTCTGACACCTCGACTTCTTCCGATCTGAGATCCGCCCTCCATGAATTCTAGGAAGTCGTCGATCTCGTCGTCCATGCGCCCCTGTAGGACGCCTTTAGCGGCTTCAGCTACGTCCTGTCCCATCGACCTCTGATAGTGCGCCACAGCGCCGCTCAGAGCGTCTAAGCGGTCATCGTGTCGTAAGGCTCCACGGTCTCTGGTGATGTGTGTTAGCTGATGCATTAGTGAGAACGTATGATCATCAGATTTAGTCTCACGTCTGACCATGTCTTCATCAAATACTAGGCGATGTTGGGCCATGACGGGTTCGAGTGTATCAATGATACGCCCTTCTTTCTGCCCCTTAGCCCACTCCGACTCCTTAACGGTACAGCCACCAGGCCATATGTTACTTAGGATCGGTTGGAACGCTGTGACCCACATGCCTTGACCGTAGTTTGGCTCCACCTCGACGGTATGCACGTCGTACTTGCGGGCATCTACAGCAATACGAGCCATAGCTTCCGCTGGGTCTGAAGCAAAACCACCAACATGTAGGACATACATGATGCCGTTAAGCACCCCTATGATGGCCCAAGCTGTTTCATCCTTACCGCGACCTGATGGATCAACGAATAGGACTTTGGACTCATACCGTTCCCACTCACCGTCCACAAATAGGGGACGCAGTAGGTGGTCTCCAGAGAAACCAAGGTTTGATATGTCTTTAATGTAGTTATGTTTGTCGTTGTGTCTCCCCCATTGCACCGTAAGAGGGGCTTTTAGAGGGTTACATGACATAACAATGAGGTCTGATTGTCTCAATGGGTAGCGTTCAGCATCAGAAAGAGATGTATCTAACATAAATTGTAGAGCAAATGAAGCTTTACCCTTAGCTTCAATGTGCAATAACTCTTCTTCACCGAAGCGACTGTCCGTACATTGACCGTATGATATCTCTTCATTGTCAAACATGCGGCGCAAATAGGTCGCAAGGATGTTAACGTCATTACCTGTCTGAGTATCTGTCAGTACATAGTTCTTTAACTTGTCAACATTGGGGTAACGAACAGGGATCGTAAGACACCTGAAGCCCATCTCCTTAACGAGCGTGTTGTAGATCGACTCTTCAGTCTGAGGTGTCCCCAGAAAGATGATGTCGCCCTTACCATGCTCTGTCTTGGTGATCGGAACGAAGTCTGACTGTACGATCTTGATGATCCGTCTCCGCGCTTCCTCAGTTAATGAGTTACGTTCGACCTCAATGTCATCTGCAATCAGTAATGTCGCACGGGAACCTGTAATCTGACCTGTGATACCACGGGCCACTACAGAGTAACTTTGAGACAACGAAGCACCAGACACATCGAACTGCTCAGCCATGTCTCTACGGGTCGCTCCGCTCTCCCTTGGTCCTTCTAGCAGCCACTGAACCAGAGGCATGGACTGTGCAATACCTTTGGTCTGCGCAACGAACTCTTTAGACTTAGAGCCTGTCGCTGAGACCACCATGATCTTTTCGTCCCTAGGGTTTCGCATAAGACGCCAAAGACCATAGGCCGAGGTGATGTATGATTTACCCAAGGAACGAAAGCATCGAATGATGTCCTCGCGAGGCATCTTGTTAAAGCGTTCTAGCTCCTCAGTAGAAATGTCAGAAGCTTCCGCTGTGTCCAGACCGTGCTGTAGACGGAAAGCAATCTCATACTGGGCAGGAGTAGGCTCTGGGAGACCTAAATGTTGCCATACGAGGAACAGAAAGTTCCTAAAGTCTTCATACGCTCCCCAGACTTCTTTAGGGAATGAGGTTTCCCAGTGCGGGACATCCCCTGTCATCATAGGATTGAGCATAGTTTAACTCCTGTATGGCATATTCCCTGCGTACTTCTGCAAAGAGTCGTGGAGGGTTATGGAGCCTGTCATGTCT